CACCAGCGTCATTGATGGTGTAAAGCTTGATCGTTCCTCTTGCTCCATAGACTAGAGCGAGTCCTTTTGATACTGCCATGTTAGTTTGTGGTTATGTGGTTATAGCGTTTGCTGCTGCAAAGATTCGCATTGAACGCGAGAAAGTTCTAGATCTTTCACTAGTGTCGTTCATTCCAAAGTCCGTTGGCGTTGCAAAGTATGCAACAAACCCACCGGACGGGTTCGATTCTTCAGCGTTCAATTCTGAAATGTTGTCGTCAACGAATAGCGGTTGCAGGATGTCTTCAAACGCTGCAACGGTCGCAAGAACGTTGTACTCAGCCGTATCGTCAGCGGAAAGTTGAAGCGTAGCGGTTACATCCACTTCACAAGTCCGGTCAATAGGATGAACCGGAACCGCAGTCGATGAGCGAACAACTATGCGCGGGAAGTCCGGCATCTGGTCTTCCAAATCTGGATCTGCGAACGCTCCATGACCGTAGCTGGTCAAACAAGTTGGGGTTCCAAGCGGAGACGCTGACCAGTCTTGAGCAGATAGCCAATCGACAAGAGCGCGTTCAGTTCTAAGAGCAACGCCATTCATTGGACAGTGATTCCGTTCTCTTCCAAGACTCCAGAGACCTCTTCAAGCTTTGCTTTGATATGATCCTCAAGCTCTTTAGCCTCATCGTTGTAAGCTTGATTCATTGCCTTTGCGTAGATTGAAGCAACCTTCCCCATCTGGTTGTCAGCCAATCCGAGATTCATTTTCACCATCGAATAGGTATGCTGTCCAGTTTTGGCTTTATACGCATACGCTGACGATCCGCGATGAACAGAAACGTTCTCTTTAGGCAACCCGTATTGATTCGCCAAATTGATGAGAGCTTGATTACCAGCAATGATTTTAACTCCAGCAGATCCTTTTCTGGCTCGTCGAGTTCCACCGAATTGAGTGAATGACGGGGAAAGCTTCTTGATCGCTTTAACAACGCAAGACTTCAAATAACCCACAGATCCTGCCGCTCTACGTCTTAGACTTGCCGCAGCCTCACGCATTGTTGGACCGTACAAACCCTCATTTCCAGCCTTCTTGTTTTTGGCTTGGGCAATCAAGTGAACAACCCGCAATTCACGCGAACGACCGAGAAATTTGCCAGTCTTCTTGTCCTTCTTCCTAACTCCAACCGGACGGTTGAGATAGTCGAGAATCTTGTTTCTGCTCGCTTGCGGAGACTTTGGAGGTAGCAAGCAATACAACCGAAGCATCAAGAAAAACGTCCGCGAGTTAACAACATCGGCCATTGATCGTCCGGTAAGCAAAACATATCTGCTCCAAGCACGATCAAAGCGCGACTTATCAACTGTGATCTTGGGCATCATTTGGTCTTAGCTCCAAGCTCAAGAGCGTAGTAAGCACCGGAGCCGTCTCTCTTGGCCGACATGATCCGCATTTGGCGGCCATCGTAGGTCACAAGACGGCCAACGACCGGAATCATTTTGCCAAAAGTTAGAAGCAAGCGGTCAGTGTTCTCTTGTAGCAGCAAGCTTCCAGACTCTTGCAACAGACGGTCAGCGGTAAAACCAACGTCACAAGACCAGACAGCAGCGTCAACGGTTACAAGCGTTGAGTCAGCCAATCGCCAGTCACTGAATTTAACCAAGATCCGCGCTTGGACGTTATCTTGGAAACCACCGGCAATAACCGAGTTTGCGTCAGTAATCGCAGCAGGAAGACAGCGCACCAGCACTCCCTGCCACAAGAACGACGGGTTCCCTATCGCGCTCTGTAGCACAGACATCCCCAACTGCAAGCTGGTGGCAATCAGGTTCACGCTGTGAAGTAGACACCAGAGACAACCAATCGTGAAGTGGCTTGAACATGACCACCGAGACTGGAAGTGGTTCCGGTCTCAAACGCTGACAATTCACAGTAATTGGTCCCACCGATGACTCGTCCAATCAGAGCAGTCTTGGCTTGATTGGTTCCGTTGGTGAGCCAGAGAGAAACGGCAGCGTTGTAAGTGCAAGGATCGGGAAGGCTCAATCGAAGATTTCCCGTAGAGCTTCCACTCACCGAGTTGATGGTCAGATCAACGGTAAAAGTGGACACAAAACCGATAGACGTATGTCTCGCAGTGTTGACGGTAAAGTTGAACGTTCGACCACCACCGGAATCGATCAGCGTAGGAACCCACGTTGACGGAGCGTCATCAATCGGCAGGTTGCCATACAGTTCATCAAAGTTGGCGTTAGCTTTGATCCACGACCCACGGAGCGTATCGCCGTTGTTGTCGTTTGCGGTTGATCCAACGTTGATGACTTGTTGCGACATATCAATCCTTCGGCAATGCGTACCAACCTTCCGCGAGCGTTATACGGTTCGCTGACCGCACGGAAACACCGTCCGCACCTTTGACCCAGACTCGCGCTTTAACGCTCTCAGCAATCCTCACCGGCTCACCGTGAGTGACGTAAACAACGCGAGTTCCACAGCCACAACTACCCACCAGCACGATCAATGCGATCCAGCAACTTAGCTTTAAGCTCTTTGTCTGGTTTTGCATCTTCAGCGGTTGGTGGAGTTTTAGCCAGACCAGTCAGCCACTTCAAAACAGCGGTGACTATCTGCTCAATGATGTTCACTTCGGTTGCTTCTCTGCATCCTTCGCAGCGATCAAACCAAATCCAACGGTCACCGCCGCGATGGTCGTGGTCGGGTCAAGGTTGGTGCTGGGGTCACCGTCAAACAGTGCTTTGAGCGCACCACCAACAGCGACCATGATTGCACCAACACCAGCAAGAGTAGTTTTCCAGTTCATTTTTTGATAGCTTTGTAGAGTCCGATTGCGGCAGCGATGAAGGCCAGCACAGCAGCACCAAGCTGGAACCACTGTGTTAGTTGGGGGATTAATGAAACCGCACCAGCGGCGGCAGCGGTCGCCAGAGATACTCCTACTCCACTGCTGCTATTGGTATCGGTTTGCATAATCAGCTCAGGGCAACCCTGATGGAGTTCTCGTTGGAGTCAATGAACGGCACGCCGATGACTCGGCCATCGCCGTAGATTGCGGTAACCACTTGAGTAGGATCATCCTGTGGCACGATGTCAGCGGTGGTGACGATCATATCACCGGCAATCATGTTAGGGTTGACCTGAATGGGCGGGTCGAAGGTGATGGTTTCCATAGATCAGGCAGCGATGGTGTAGAGGATGGTGAATTGAAGCACAGCGGTCGTGCTTGAAGTAACGTACAGGTTTCCGGAGGTGCTGAACGGGGTGGCAATCGTCAGCTTCTGCCTTCCGGCCACAACCGATGCGGCGTTGACGATTGTAGTGCTACCACCGGTGACGGGGCCGATTGAGACTGTCGCAGTTCCGGAGGAGTTGACGATGATGTCTTCAATGATGGCGTTTGTTGGAATTGAGAACGAACCAAGCATCAGCTGAGAGGTAGCGGTCGAGGTCGTCCCATAAACAACCGCCACCCGCTTCGGCTGCGTGAACTCCACACCGTTGAACAGCGTACCGTGTAGTGCGTTGGTGCTGCGATCGGTGGCTTGGTAGCCAGTGCCGACGGTGAAATCCAGATCGACGATTGCGCCGATGCGGGTGATTTCAACGTCGTCGATGTAGATTTCGGAACCAGCAGCGGAGCCTGCTAGGCGATACATTGTAAAACTGCCATCAGGCACAGTGACAAACTCAACGGTTGTGTTTGCATAGCTTGTTGTAAGCACCAAACCAGTGTCTCCATAGATACCCCCCGCAACAGCAGATCCAAAGCGAACACCGCAAGATCCGCTCGTTGCACCTTTTCGCGCCCAAAACGAAACTCGGTAACGCTTGTTTACCGCCAGAACGCTGGTGCTGTTGTTGTTTGCTGTAAAAATCGCAGTCGAACTTGACCCATCAAGAGTCAACTTTCCGGCATTGGTTCCGGTGCGGCTAAACGATCCGCTGGTGTCAATCGTTGCGGTGCTGGTTCCAGCAACAACCGTACCCCACGTCCCAGACGCATTCAGCGAGTTCGTCTCAAACCCACCGTTCAGCACAGCGGGGTTGTATCCGATAACTTGTGTCTGCGTCCCCCACTGGTCCGCCGGATTCACGCCGACAGTGATAAGCTCGGTGACATCCGCAGCGGACAGTGCGCGGTTGAAGACGACGGAGCGGTAGATGCGACCGGTGAACAACGAAACGCCAACGGCCATTCCAACGCTGCAGAAGGTAGAGGTAACCGCTGCGCTCCAAGCGGGAGGCGTTCCAGAGGTTGTCTCGGTGTAAGCGGTATCGGTTCCGTTGATGTAGATTTTGACCGTGGTTCCCGTTCGAGTCACCACAACGTCCACGACTTGACCCGTGTACGTGGCAAGGAATCCGTTGATTGTGGCTTGTCGAATATCGGATGTCGTCGCGCCATAGAGACGAAACGCCAATTCTCCAGCACTCGCCGCAAGGAACAAGTGTGCGGATTCAGCTTGGGCGGTTGCCGTCGCATTTGAGGTCAGCGCAACCAACCCACGATTGACGGCATTTACGGAAGCCGGAACTCGGAATCTAGCCCACACACTGAAGTCACCCGTGCCGATATTCTGACCCGTCAGCGTCGAGGTAATTCGCGTGCTTGTCGTCGCCCCATCGAACGTCACAGCAGCGTAGTCGGAAGCAGCGGCGCGGATGGCGGAGGGGTTCTGGCCGTTGTACGAAGTGAAAGAGCCAGTCACACCGAGAGTCGTGCCCACCGTAGCCGCTCCGGTAATAGTCGCGCTGGCGAGGGTGGCAGCAGGACCAGACGCAAGCAGGTTGTTCAGCGTGACCTTCTTGGTCGTGCCGGTCGCGGACATTCCACCGGGAGAGACATCCGAAACGTCTACAATAACCAGCGGGTCGTTTGCCGGATCGGTTCCGGTTCCAATGGATGCAAGTGCTGTAATCTTTGCGTCGGGCATAGTGTAAAAGCGTTAGTCGGTTATCAGTGAGAAAACAATCTTTGAGGTCCCGTCCTCTTGTAGGACAAGGAACTCGTCCTCTTGCAGCATATTCCGCGCGGCAGGAGGGTACGGGTCGATGGCCGACTCAGAGTCGGATGCCAGTGACGTTGTGAGGTCGAGCGTCATTAGGCTCGGGCGAGGTAGGCAAGCGCCTTTCCGGAAGCGAGCTGAAAGCTGGTGATCCGGCCTCGGATAATAAACCCAGAGGGAAACGTGATGCCGGTCCAGGTGCCTGAAATGCCAAGGCCGGCGATGCTGGTCAGCGTGCCGGATTCCGCGAATTGAATGGCGGTGTAGCCAGCGGAGTTGAGAGCGGTGCCAGTGACTGGGACCACACCCTGGAAGCCCATGGAGTCCTGCACTGCGATGTCGGTTTGAACGCCTGCCATATTGTGTGTCGGTTTAGAAGGGGGCCTCGGCCATATTACCGAGGCCCCCGGGTTGTCTGTTATCCTTTGCGAACTTTCGGTGCCAGGGCTCCCTGTATCCACAGGATGAGCTTGCCTCCTTCGGGAACGGTCGCGGTGTTGAAGCCTTCGCGCTGGAGTGTCGCGTCGACTTCGGGACCAGAAACGAGCTTCGTTTTGCCGTTCTTGTCCACCGAGATGGTAGTTGCGATTCTCATGGGTCAGCCGATTAGGCGGTGATGAGAACCTCGGCCTGTGTGGTGTCCGCGGCCGCGGCGCCGAACATGATGTCGTAGGACGCCATGTGAGCGCGGGAGGCGCGGGAGTACCAGACAGACAGCAGGACCGAAAGGCCGTTGGACAGCTCAACGGTGCGCTGCTCCAGGAACTCGCCGGCGATCATTCCGACCGGGAGGCCCGAGGCCACCGCGATGGCGTCCTGGCCGCAAACGAAGCCGGCGGTGTTGGCGATGGCGCCGGTCCAGTCGTTCTGCTCCAGGATGTTGTTGAAGCCAAAGAAACCGTTGTTCAGCGGGCCATATCGGCTGTCAGGGAACGGGTTGGTTCCAGCGGCAGCGGTGAACTGACCGGAGAACATCAGGCGAGCCAGGTGGCCACCGTCGAGCAACAGCAGCTTCTGGCGGTAGTTCTTGGCCAGGGCCAGGATCGCCGGGAGGTCGGAGCTGTCGAAGTTGGCGGCCGTGCCGATGGTGGTTCCGGCGCCGTAGTTGCCGGAGGTCATGACAGCGGTCACCTTCTTGGAGATGGCCAGGGCGAAGATCTCAGCGGAGCCCTGGGACAGGTCGGAGAGGGCGAAGCCCTGGTTCAGCTCCTGCTGGGTGACCGTGAAGGTCTTGGTGATCTGGTTCACCGTCACCGAGGTGGCGGCCAGAGTGGACTGGTTAGCGGCGCCATCCTCGAAGTTGGTGGCGTTGTCGACCGCGGCGTCGCCGGTGGTGAACTTCTTGACCTGCACCGTCGCACGGGGGCGGAGGTTATCCAGGCCGACGTTGCGGGTAAAGCTGCTGATCATGGCCAGCTTGGCGCTGATCACGGTGATCACGGCGTCGGCGAGATAGTCGACAACCAAGCCGGAGGCGAAGGTGTTCGCAGCCTGGGGAGCGATCAGCGCCGACTGGCGGAGCAGCTCGCTGTGGTTCTCAACCAGGAAGCGCTGGCGCTCGGCACCGGCGCGGAGGCTCTTGTGCTTCTCCAGGAGCGGGTTGCCCAGGTTCTGGATCACCGGCCGGAGCGGCTCGGGAGCAGGGGCGGCGGTGATGGCCTTGGCGCCGATGGCGGCGGCAACGGCCTT